GTTTAAGCCAAACAATAATGAAGGAATACATAAACAATTATAGAAGGAACTTAATAAATGTTGATTGCAACTTATTTGGAATAACAACAACAAACGGCAATTTTGCTGCGAATAAGTTATTACAAATATTAGATACTGACCCAGCACAAATAAACATAGAAGATAATAGATATATGACAGGCAATATGACTATTGATATAGTAGGATGTGAAACTCAAGCTACTTTATTAGATATTTCAAATGAGGAAATAGCAAGTACGATAGAAACAATATTCACAGTAAACGGAGTACCTTTTAATTAATTAACTTTGTAATATGGCAGCAAAAGTACAGGGCAACAATATAATGTTGTATTATTTTGAACCACCTTCGGAGGCTTATCCAGCAGGTAGGGATATTCCGTTTTCGTGTTCTACAAATTGCACATTTAGTGTAAGTGTTGACCAAAAAGAGGTAACAAGCCAAACGAGTGCGTGGTATAGAGAATATAAAAACGATACTGCAACTTGGAGTGTTACTTGTGATGGTCTTATAACTTTGGATGGTTATGGCTATTTATTCTTACTTGAGCAACAACAAGACCGCACTACAATTTTAGTAAAGTTTGTTATTGACAACGGAGTTGATGGGTTAGTAGTTATTAGTGGGGATTGCAATTTAACAAGTTTACAAATTAACGCACCTTATAAGGACATAGCAACGTATAGTGTATCGTTACAGGGTACAGGTGCTTATGCAACAACAGGAACTTCAATCAATCCAAGTGGAACAGTAATTGTTGCTGGAGGTGCGGTTTACACAAAGGGAACGATTGCAGCAGGTGGCGAAACAACAATCACTTATGGCGATATGATAGGCAAGGCTTGTCTTTATGTTTCTCGTGGTGGTATAGATGTTCAGGATATTTTAACGACAGGAACGGCAGTTGATGAGCAAGTGAAGTGGAATAGTACAACAGGGGTATTGACATTTGGAAGGGTATTAGAAAGTGGGGAGTTTATTAGGGCATTATTTCAATAATTTAGTTATAAATTAATATAAGATGGCAAATCAAATAGTTGTTTCAGCAGGTGCGAAAGTGAGAAATTTAAGTGGAGTTTTAACAGGAACAACAGGAGTAGTTAATTCCTTACCTATAAACGCTGCTAATGGTATTCCGCAACTTGATGTCAATGGTAAGATTTTAGTTAGTCAGTTACCTAATAGTGTTATGGAATATCAAGGAGTTTGGAATGCGAATACTAATACTCCAACCTTAACCAATGGCGGTGCTTTTAATCAGGGAGATGTGTACTTATGTAATGTAGCAGGTACAACAAACTTCGGTGCTGGTCCTATTTCTTTTATAGTGGGAGACCAAGCAATTTTTAGTAGCGTTGCCGAAGGTAATATTTGGCAAAAAGCAGGTGGTGCAACAGGTACAGTTACGAGTGTAGCCATTACCGAAAGCGGTGATAGTTTAAACATCACAGGCTCACCAATTACTACAAGCGGAACGATTAACATAGGATTCAACGGAACAAATCTTCAATATGTAAACGGAGCAGGAAACTTGACCACATTCCCTACTTTAATCACTTCCATAGGTTTATCTATGCCAAGTGCTTTTAGTGTCGCAAATAGCCCTTTAACGGCTAATGGAACGATTGCAGTAACAGGAGCAGGTGTTGCTTCACAATATATCAGGGGAGATGGTACTTTAGCAGATTTCCCTTCAAGTGGCGGTGGCGGTTCTTCGGTTTCGTATTATCTTAACGGAGGAACAAGTCAAGGCACTATTGGTGGTACTACTTATTATGAAATGAGTAAAACTGCGGTGGTAGGAACAGGGGTTGATTTCGCTAAATCAGGGGATGGTTTTATAGTAGCTTTCTTAACGGATGCTAACGACCCTGCACAATTAAACATTCCAGCAGGAAATTGGAATTATGAGATTTATGCTTCAATGAGTTCTAATGGTGGCACTCCGCAGATGTATGCAGAACTTTATGTTTACGATGGAACGACTTTCACTTTGATTGCTACAAGTAGCAATGAGATTATATACGATGGTACTGCTTTGAATCTTTACACATTTGCAATGGCAGTTCCTGCTACAAGTTTAACTTTAACGGATAGGTTAGCGGTTAAATTATACGCTACGAATAGCGGTGGTAAGACTACAACTATTCATACTCAAGATGGTCATTTGTGCCAAATTATAACAACTTTTAGTACAGGTATTACTGCATTGAATGGTTTGACTGCTCAAGTTCAGTACTTTCAAACAGGAACGAGTGGAACGGATTTCAATATCTCAAGTACAACGGCTACACATACTTTTAACATTCCTGATGCGAGTGCAACTGCAAAAGGATTGATTACAACAGGTACTCAAACAATAGCAGGTTATAAAACATTTAACGACCCTATTTCTGCTAATTATGGTATTGCTTTATTAAATGGTTTTATACCACCTTTATCAAGTAGCAATTATGCTGCTTTAAGTGGTAATAGTTCAGGTCTTTCAATTACATATAGAACAGGTGGAGGTACAAATTATACAAATAACTTAAACTTCCCTGCTAGTAATAATTCTTATTTATTCCCTTCAAGTGGTGGAACTTTAGCTTTAACAAGCGACATATCTTATCCTGTTACTTCGGTATTCGGTAGAACAGGAGCAGTAGTTGCAACGAGTGGTGATTACACTACAACACAAGTAACGGAAGGAACAAACCTTTATTATACTGATGTAAGAGCAAGAGCATCATTAAGTTTTGTTGCAGGTTCAGGAGCATATAATAGTACAACAGGGGTAATCACAATACCAACTGACAATAGTCAAATAGCAAATAGTGCAGGATATATTACAAGTTCTGCGTTAAGTGCTTACCTACCATTAGCAGGGGGAACTTTAACAGGTGCATTGGGTGGAACAAGTGCTACATTTAGTTCTACTCTTTTTGTTACAGGTGGAAGTATGCAAATTTTAAATTCAAGTGCATCATTATATAGTGTATTAAATTTACAAAACACAGGAGCAAGTGGAAGGTCTTATGACATTGGTCTTGGTGGAAATACATCGGCACAAGCAGGTAAATTTTATATTTATGATAATACTGCAAATGCTTTAAGATTTACTATTGATACCACAGGAGCAGCTACATTTAGTTCAAGTGTAAGTACAACTAAAACATCTGGTGCTATGTTTGTTGCGGCAAGTGCAACTACATCTAATTTATATTCTTATTTATTAAATACTGGTGGAAATCTATTTTTAGGAGTAGAGCAAAGTAGTGGTGGTGGAATATTTGCTGGTTCATCTGCTTATGCTTCTATTATTGGTTCATCTGCTGCAACAAGTATGCAATTTGCAACGAATGATAGTGTAAAAATGACCATAACATCAGGAGGCAATGTAGGTATAGGAACAACCGCACCTAATGATTTATTAGAAATAAAAGCAACAACAGCTAATCAAGGGAATTTAAGATTATATAATACTTTCAATAGTGGGGCAAGTAGCTATGGCATTTCTTGGTATAGAGATTATGATTCGGCTACTAATAGTTTAGCTTGTTCTATTTCTTATGCAAGAGGAGGTGGTTCTGATGGGGATATGAAATTTAGCACTGGCTCTGTTGGGAGTATTACCGAAAGAATGCGTATTACAAGTGGAGGGCAGTTGCTACTTGGAATTACAAGTACATCTGAAACAACTAAATTATTTGTTAAGCAATCTCAAGATTTAGATTATAGAGGTATTGGTATAGAGTCTGCCGCAGCAGGAGGTTTTTTTGGAAGTATGTCTATTGATGGTAGTGGTAATTTATCACTTGCACATTCTTACACAGGCGGAAGTGGAAGTTATAAAGACATAAAATTTGTTACTTCCAACGTAGAACGTATGCGTATAACAAGCGGAGGTGCTATATGTCTAGGTGTTACTTCTGCTTACGGAACTAACTTATTAAATGTCAATGGTGGTATCTACGCTACAAGTTCTATTGCAGCAGTAGTTGCAGCAGATATTGATATGTTTGTATTTCAAAATACAGGTGCAACTTATACAAAAGCTGCAATGGTAGCATCTATTGCCGCAACAGGTGGTACAGGTTCATATTTCTTTTATGGTCAACAATCTACTTCAACAGTTGCATTAAAGATATTCTCTAATGGTAATATTCAAAATACCAATAACTCTTATGGTGCAATATCTGATGTTAGGTTAAAAGAAAATA